AGGCCAGCACTTGCGGACAGGGGCGGTTATGCCGTTTTTATAGGCACTCCCCGTGGGCATAACGGCTTTTATGACATTTACAAATTGGCTGAAAACAATCCCGATTGGTACTCCAAGACACTTAGGGCAGATCAATCAGGCTTATTGCCACAGTCTGAGCTAGAAGATGCCCAGCGCATGATGTCAGATAATCAATACGAGGCTGAGTTTTTATGCTCATTCGAAGCAGCCATACTAGGAGCGTACTATGGACAAGAAATGCGTAGGATCACGGATATGGACAGGATTACTACTGTTGATTACGACCCTATGTTCCCTTGCCATACTGCTTGGGATTTGGGATTCAATGATTCCACATCTATTTGGTGGTTTCAGGTGGTCTATGGGGAGATACGGGTACTCGACCATCATTCATCCAATGGACAAGCCGTGCCATTCTATACAGGATTGCTGGCTCAAAAAGAAGATGAATTTGGGTATAAATATGGCTACCATTACCTGCCACATGACGCTAGGGCAAAAACAATGGCTTCAGGTGGTAAAAGCATAATCGAACAATTTGCGACAAAAATCGACATAAAACATCTAAAAATCGTACCAAACCTATCACTTCAAGACGGAATCCAAGCATCAAGGCTTGCATTAACACGCACTTGGTTTGATAATAGATGTGAAGAAGGTATCGAATGTTTGCGTCAATATCAAAGAGAGTGGGATGATGATAAGAAAGTATTTCGGGATCGCCCTAAGCATGATTGGACAAGCCATTCTGCGGATGCTTTTAGGTATCTATCGATTGTATGGAAGGATGAAGACAGCCCTATCCTCAAAGATAACCGTGTTAAAGGACTTCATGTCGGGCAAACTGATGTAAGTCTTGATGAATTATGGAAACAAACCCCCAAATCAACTGTTAAAAGGATTTAATCATGTCAGGCGTTAATCAACCATTTGGAACATTTTACGAAACCGTAGCCGCATCACAAACTGCTCAAGTATTGGGCGTAACAGGGGCGGCAGGTGATACTTTAATGCGTTTAATTGTTACTGTAGGCACAGCTTTAACTGGAACTGTAGCCCTATTAGATGGTGCAACTTCTTACACCATCTGTGCCGCAAGCACTCCAATTGGCGTATATACCATTGAAATCAACGCTGTATCAGTAAACGGTGCGTGGAAGATTACTACTGGTGCTGGTGCAACTGTATTGGCTGTAGGCAACTTTACTTAAGGATTCAAAATGGATCACACATACCAAGATTGGTATAACTGCATTGCCCAGTACGAGCGTACATTCAAGGAATGGGAAGGTAGAGCCGACAAGATTGTTAAACGGTATCGTGATGACCAACGCAGTCGCAACAATCCTAATTCAAGGTTTAATATTCTTTGGTCTAATGTACAGACCATAACTCCTGCTGTATTCGCTCGATTACCACGCCCCGATGTAAGCCGTAGATTCCGCGATAACGACCCTATTGGTCGTGTAGCTTCTATGATGCTTGAACGGGCATTAGAGTACGAGATTGAGCATTACGGTGATTACGCTAGTGCTATGAAGCAGACTGTTCAAGACCGTTTACTTGGTGGTCGCGGCACAGCTTGGGTTCGTTATGAGCCACATATTACTGGTGAAGCTGGCGGTGAAGGCGAAGGTGCTCCCGATGACGGCTTTCAGGTTACTGAGGACATTGACGAAGCTGAAACCGAAGGTGGCATCCACCGTGAGAACCAAGAACGCATTGAATACGAATGTGCTCCAGTAGATTATGTCCATTGGCGTGACTTTGGCTTGACCGTTGCCCGTACATGGGAAGAAGTTACAGCCGTATGGCGTAAGGTTTACATGGGTAGACCTGCCCTTGTTGAACGCTTTGGTGAGGAACTAGGCGGTAAGATTCCGCTAGATACTAAGCCTGAAAGTTCTAAAAGTTTTGCCGAAAAAATGGGCGAAGGCTCAAACGAAGCCATCATCTATGAAATTTGGGATAAAACTAGCGGTGAAGTTATTTGGCTATCTAAGTCAATGGGTAAGATCCTTGACACCCGTGCCGACCCGTTACAACTTGAAAACTTTTGGCCATGCCCTAAGCCAATGTTCTCTACCCTTACAACAGACAGCCTAGTTCCTGTTCCTGACTTTGTTTTATACCAAGACCAAGCAAGACAGTTAGACACGCTGGCAGACCGTATTGATGGATTCATCCAAGCCCTTAAAGTTCGCGGAGTGTATGACGCTTCAGAACCTAGCCTTGCCCGTCTGTTCTCCGAAGGTGAAAACAACGCCTTGCTACCAGTTAAAAACTATGGTGCATTTAGCGAAAAGGGTGGATTGCAGGGGGCTATTAACCTTGTAGACATCAAGCCAATTGCCGAAGGCTTGAACATGGCTTATCAAGCTATGGAGCAGGTTAAAGGTCAAATCTACGAGATCATGGGCATTGCTGATATTCAGCGTGGACAGACCGATCCTAATGAAACTCTTGGTGCTCAGATTATTAAGAGCAACAATGCTAGTGGTCGTCTAAAGACTATGCAACACGATGTGGTGAACTTTGCTACATCCCTGTTGTGTATTAAGGCACAGATTATTTGCCAGCACTTTACCGATGACACTATCGTTAAGATCAGCGGTGCAATGCAGTTATCCCCACAGGATCAACAGCTTATTCCCCAAGCCTTGCAACTGTTAAAGAACGAACCAGCTAAGAACTTCCGTATTGAAGTAACTAGCGATTCGATGATTTATCAGGATGAACAGCAAGAGAAGCAAGACCGCATGGAGTTTCTATCTGCTATGGGTGGATTCTTGCAACAAGCATTACCTGCCGCTAGTGCAAGCCCTGAACTTACTCCAATGTTGATTGAAATGCTCAAGTTTGGCGTAACAGCGTTCAAAGCTGGTAAGGGATTAGAAGGATTGATTGACGAAACCGCAGATAAGTTCCGTCAGCAACAAGCACAAATGGAAGGTCAACCCAAGCCGCCTAGCCCTGAAATGCAGAAGTTACAGATGCAAGGTCAGATGGAACAGGCTAAGATGCAAGCCCAATCCCAAGCTAAACAAGCTGAAATGCAGATGCAAATGCAACTTGAGCAACAAAAGATGCAGATGCAGATGGAACTTGAAAAAGCTAAACAAGAGTACCAAGCCCAAGAGAATCAACTTAAATTCCAGCTAGAAGAACAGCGTAATATGATGGATCGCGAAATGGAAATTAAAGTTGCTCAGATGAAGATGAACACCGAGCGTAATACGCAGGTCTTGTTAGCACACATTAACAACGGGGCTAAGATTGAAGTTGCCCGTATTGGTGCTGATGAATCTAGCGGTGAACAGGCTTACTTTACTGAAGAAGATATGGCTAGATCAATGGAACACCCATTAAAACCTATTGCAGATGCTATTGGACAAAGTAACCAACAGATGACTTTAGCCTTAACTGACTTGGTAAATACCATTAACGAAAACCAAAACCGCCCTAAGACTGTAATTCGTGGCCCTGACGGTAAAATTGCTGGGGTTCAATAATGGCTATAACGGTCAAGCATAGTAAGAATTCAACAATCCCTGATGCTGGGGATACAACCCTAGTCCAACCGTCAGATTGGAACGCTGACCATACATTAACGGGGACTGTTCCTGTAGCCAATGGCGGTACAGGTGCGGCCACATTAACTGGTTATGTCAAGGGTAACGGCACAGCCGCCATGACAGCGGCATCAACCATACCTAGCACAGATGTAACTGGCTTGGGAACAATGTCCACCCAAAACAGTAATAACATATCTGTTACTGGTGGGTCAATGAATGGCGTAACTATTAGCGATTATGTTGCAACTGCAACAAAAGGCGTAGCTAATGGCGTTGCAAGTTTAGATGGTAGCGGTACAGTACCTATTAGCCAATTACCATCCGCAGTCTTGGGTGCATTAAGTTATCAAGGAACATGGAATGCCAGCACAAATACCCCTACTCTTACTTCGTCTGTTGGTACTAAGGGTTACTACTATGTGGTATCTGTTGCTGGTAGCACTAATCTTAACGGGATTACAGATTGGCAAGTGGGTGACTGGGCTGTTTACAATGGTACTGCTTGGCAAAAGGTAGACAACACCGATGCGGTAACTTCCGTAAACGGATTAACTGGCACAGTCGTATTGACTGCTTCTAGCGTTGGTGCAGTTAGTAGCGTAGCCGCAACTGTTCCTAGCTTTTTAAGCGTTTCAGGTAGTCCAATTACATCTTCAGGAACATTGGCTATTACTTATTCAGGCACGGCTTTGCCTGTAGCAAACGGTGGTACTGGAGTTACAGCTTCAAGTGGTGCTAATAGCGTTGTTTTAAGAGATTCAAATCAAAACTTTACTGCTAACTCTATATCTGAAGGTTTTTCTAATGTTGCCGCAACTGGCACAACTACTGTATTAACAGTCGCTTCTGTACCAAATTATGTTGTTACAGGTTCAGGCGGTCAAACTTACCAATTGCCTGATGCTACAACCCTAACAAGTGGTGCTAATTACACATTCAATAACAACCAAAGTAGCGGAACAATTGTTGTTAAAAACAACTCCAGCACTACTGTTGCAACCATTCAATCAGGTGGTTATGTTGATGTAATTTTGTTAAGTAATGCTACTGCGGCAGGTTCTTGGGATGTCCATAACTTTGCCCCATCTAATGTAAGTTGGTCTACCAATACTTTAGATTATGCTGGTTCTATTACCAATGCTACTTGGAACGGTAATACTGTTGCTTACAATCGTGGTGGTACAGGTCAATCTTCAGCATTTACGGCTGGTGGAATAGTTTATGGTTCTACTACTTCAGCATTAGCAGTTACCCCTA